AATACCATCGATTTAAAAACTGTCGAATGTAAATGGGTTTCATACAGAAGGAGTCACCTCAATCTCTTTGATATTCAGACCACAGAGTTGATTATACACACGATTGAGAATCAGTTTGTCCGCAGTCTTTGCTTTGGACTTCTCATACCAGATGGTTTGCAGACCATCAAAGGTTTCAACACGAATGCGGTAGTTTTTCATCGGTGCTCGTGATTACCTTGTCATTATAGGGGCAAAACTGCCTCGCTACGGGTCTGTTGTGCCAGTTTGGAAGATGGCACATTGAGTTCCTCCATTATGATTTGTTTTGGTAGAAAGTTCCAACAGTAGTAACTGCTACTGAATGTAATCTTATCATTTGGACGACCATCAGGACTGTGAAACTTCATTCGCTTGTCGAACATCAGCAACTGCAAGTCCTTGTCCTTAAACAATTGCTTTGGAGCACTATCATTCAACCAAGTATTAGTCATAATGAGTGCAAATGGTTTCTCAAAAGACAATGCCCGCTCAAAAAACTTTCGCTTGTTTGTGAACGGTGGATTTGATACAATCACATCCCATTCAAAGTTTGGAGTGTAGGTAAGAAAGTCTTGCCCGGTTGAAATGTGTGTTGAGATGACTAAATTTTGTGCTCCAATTTGCTTAACAAACTCACTCTCTTTAGTATCAAATGGACACCAAACTTTAGCATCTTTGGGAATGTACTTCAGAATGGGTGTGACACCGTAAGCAGGAGTGTAACATTCGTCATTATTCCCTTCGGAATACATCAGTTTTCCACTATCGAATTCTTGTGCCATTACTTGTAATTTCCTTTTGAGAGATTGTAACACCAATGCGAGGATCTTTTGCAAATCCTTTCTTCTTTTGAGGATACTGTTTTTGAATTTTGGGAAGAAGAATCTTCAAAACAGTTTGGGCATCAAGTTTCCAAATTTCAGCAATTCTACCACCTTCATATCTTGCATAATAGTGATTGGCATACTTTCCAATCTTATCTTCAATAATATAACGCTCCTGCTCCTCCCAAGTATCTTGGACGCTAATTCCATTATAAGTCCCATTGATAGATTTAGCAATAGTAGATTTATATTCTGCTCCACCTTCTTCATCAAGAGCATCAGCACCAGAGTAAGTATCGGCAATCTTGTGACCCAAAACTCCTGCCATATGAATTTCACGGGAGCGAGCATATGAGAATGGATCACCCCAACCCTCTTCCTGGCAAAGATCATACATTTGCTCAAAAAGTTGTTGAAATTTTTGCTCGGGAGTCATTGGTTTGTTTGATTACCTTGTCATTATACTGCCAGCGTCAGACGGTTGGGGAACCACTGTGCCACTTGTTGATCCGTCCACTCGTTCTTCTCAAACAGGTATTCCAGATATAACGTCTCCTCTTGTTCCCGTGCCTCTACTTCGTGCCCTTGTTCCCAATAATCCACATCTTCCACGCATTCTTTACCATAATACATTTTTCCACGCTTGGACCGCAGTGAACCGATTACCCACTGGCGCAGGTGGACCAACTCGTGTAAAAGAGTTTTTATATACAACTCTTCCTCCATATGGGTATCCAACTCAATCAGAAACTCACGGGGGCGATAGGATTCACCCACATAGTCACAGTAACCATAAACTTGCTCACGCTTTAGACCGCGATGAAGAATTTCTACTTCAATCTTGTGACGTGGTAGAAACTTATTCAGAAACCAAGTGGTAACGTCCTCACAGAGGCGTTTAGAATAACCGTATCCAGAAGTTTGAATGTAAGACATTGCCCCCAGTGTAGAAACCAAACAAAACTTGAAACAAAAATCAGTTTATGAGTTGCTGTCAACCCCATGCCTCCATAAACTCTTCAATATGATACTCTTCGTCAGTTTGAGTTTCCTCAACCAACTCATCATAACTCATTTCTTTCAGCATCTCCAAGTATTCTTCAGGAGTGGCATCATTGTCAGGATCGAAGTCATCGTGGCAAAGAAACACATACTCATTGTAGAGTGCTTCGATCAGTTGGTCCTTGGTGTAAGTCATTTCTTAATTTGCTCCACAGGAGTATCAGAATTCATTTCTTGTTGCCACTTGTCACCTTGATAGTAACCAAATCCACCAGCAAGAAGAGAAAGAATAATTGCCAAACTTACCTTACCAGTCTTATTGCCTGCCCAGGCACCAAAAGAACCACTAATACCCATCAATACCCACGGAAGAAATGTCATCAGTGCCCAGATTGCTCCAATGATAATAGCAAGACCAAACAGTCCTTCGCCAGAACCAGAAGAGGAAGAACCTCCACCGCCGCCACCACGAATTTCAGAAAGATTTACAATCTGTTCAGCACCATAAATGCGTTTAAATTGCTCTTGTGCTCCGTGAGGTGTATTTGCTTTGACTTCAAGATCTTGATAACCAGAAGAAGAACCAAGCCAGCATTTAGCGCGATAAGTTGCCATGACGAATAAAGAAGTGAAAAGTGAACTAAAGTATAATCAGCGAGCGTACAAATAACCGCCTGCCCAATCAGCGTGTTGAAGCAACCATTCACGTTGCTCGATGATGCGAAGATCGTAGCGAACACCTTTAGCAGGAGACTTCCAAGATGCAGACTTATAAACTTGACCAGTTTTCTTGTCCACAAAAGCGTGGACTGAACGGGAGCCACCACTATCGATCATAATCACTTTATGATACTTACGACCAGACTCAAAGATGTAGTCATAACCATCAGGAGCAGCATCACGCAGAGCATCACACAGCATCCAAGTCCACTTCACAACATTCAGTTGGATGGTGTTGGCAGCATCACGCTGGGCACAGAAGGCGCTGAATTCCTTGTTGAGGGTAGGCATCGGTTGGTTGCGTATGTGCTTATTATAGGGCATCCCAGAGGGGTCTGGTGAGTCAGTATGCCAGTTCTTCATCTGGCACCCACCAGTCATCAGACCCCAAGTATCCCATCCAATCTGCAGGTTCGGAACCATAGATTTCAATCTCACGAATTTCGTCAATCAATTCAGAAAGCTCAACTGAAAACATAAGGATTCCTCCAATTGTTTGATTATTATAGCATAAAACCCACCTTGTGGGCGAGTCTTGTGCCAGTTTTCAGACTGCAAGTGCTCCAGAAGGAATCTCTACAACTTCAGGCAGTTTGCTGTCTTCAAACTGATGCATATCGTAGCACACCCATTCACTGTTGCGGAAGACGTAAGCATACTCTTCGCTATTGTCAGGAAGAAGATACTCACAGAGGTCAGCATCAAGGCGAGGAGGAGTGTCTTCACCACGATAAGAGTAATAATTAGCACTATATTGAGTTTTCTGATCGGAACCGAACACTTCATCGGTCCAGGCACAAGACATATCACCACCGTCAATCAGTTCGGCAGCAAGTTCTTTGCTGTTGTAGTGCGTCTTCAGGATGCGACCCAACCATTCGGGATAACCATCCCAGTGGTGGTAGGCAGAGAGCACAGAACCATCAGAGAGTTCAAGACCGATGCGAGCGCGAGTTGCCATTGAGGTGTTTGTCGATTACCTTGTTAGTATAATGCCTCTTCCAGCGGATTCTGGGGATCCTGTGCCACTTCCTGAACTGGCACATTGTTGATCCTACGTTGAGCAATGGAAAAATATTCTTCCTCTCGCTCAATGCCGATAAAGTCTCTATTTTCCATTTTAGATGCAATTCCAGTGGTGCCAGCACCCATACAAGGGTCCAGCACCAAATCCCCCTCATTGGAGAATGTTCTAATCAACCAACGATAAAGATCGACTGGTTTCTGTGTGGGATGATGCTTTCCTTCACCTTCTGCTGTCTTGAAATAAATGACACTGCGAGGATACCTCAATCCACTGTCATTCTTTACGTGAACTGCTTTTGTTTGAACACCATATGCTTCAGTATCTCTCACTGCAGTTCCCTTATCATATGGCGTTCCTTGTGTCATTTGAGGATTGTATGTTGGTTGCTTCTTATAGAACACTACAATATCCTCGTGAGCACGTAAAGGTTGTTTCTTGGCATTCAGATAACCAGTTGCCTTTGATTTTTCCCACACCATCGTATACTTAAAGTCCTTATAATTTGAAGCGATAAGGACACTTGTAAATGGTTGTGCTGCTGTTGAAATGATGGGGCACGTTGGTTTGCATATGCGATCAACGTGCTCCCAAAACTTGGGATAATCGATAATGGTATCCCACTCATTTCTTTTGTTCAGAGTTCCATAAGGAAAATCTGTCAATAACAAATCAATGCTCTGGGGTTCAATTTGCCCCAGAACATAGAACATATCATCGTTGAACAATTGCATTGAGTTTATCGACAATTTTATCTACCTCGTCATATTT